CTTCTCAATACAGGAACTTCTGTTGGTAATTCGTCTTCATCTATTTCTGTATCACTACCCTCTGAATCTGTAAAGTCTATTATCTGAACTTTCTTTCTTTCGACAGGTGGTCTCGGTTGTTGTTCATCTTTTGTATTTCCTAGAGATCCTCCAATTCTCTTTTTTTGGTTTTTTGTTGAATTATTAATTATTGAAATCCAATTTGTCCCTCCATCTAGAACATGTTTATAAACCTCTTCTACGACACTTTTTTTCATATTCTTCTTTTGAAGCATACTGACTGGAAAAGATGGATTAATCTTAACAATTTCCGCAATCATTTTGTTTGACGTAACCATTATATTATATTATATATAATACTATTAAATATAATAATAATATTAAACGCGTTTAAACGATATATACCTGACGCTCTGTTAATACGATCATAGGGGTAACCCATTTTACCAAGCAAACCCATCGACTATTTAACCCAAGCACTCTGTCTATCTGATCCTGTGTAAAGTACTCATAAGACTTCAAATAATTTGTAACAGCTCTAGCATTACTTTTTGGAAAAAATACAACAACGTTTGCCTCGTTTAATTGAATTCTTGATACAAAATTATTTTGTATAACATGTGTGGTTATTAATACATATGTCTTATAATGCCTTGATACTTCGAGCATGTTATTTAAAAAACCTCGTGTTGCTTTTCTGACCTTTGTATTCTCAATAGTATCGATGTCGTCAAATAACATCAAAGAGTCATACACACTTTTTTCTCCTTCTTCAGGTTCTTCTTCAATACTCATACCTTCGTGTACTATTTCGTCAGGATCTACGCGTATAGGATTTAGTTTATCAAGTACTTCATCCTCATCGACGTTTGAGACAATATAAAATGGTCTGGCATTTTTAGAATTCCCTCCATGTTTCTTTTTCCACATCTTAACATATTGAGATGCCCATGTACTTTTACCACTACCTGAAATACCGCATATTAAAACTCTTTCAATGACTTTTTCTGAGGGTACATATACAAATTTACCACCACCTCGCAATACTAATTTACAATTCTTTTTTTTAATATAATTCTTGCAGTCGTAGAAACATTTTGTTGCTGTCTCGCTTTCTGGTTCGTATCCACAAGACAACGCAGTATCAACTTCTTTTTTTTGGTCATCGTTCAAATGAGATACCATACTTGCTGGTACATCTTTAAGGTTATATTTGAAATCTTGCATATATAAATATGCCTTGTCGTTTTCACCACCATTAATTTTTGCGATCGGTTGCTTACCCTTTATCTTTTTTTTTGAAATTTTAAAGGACATATTATAAACTTTTATATGTATATATATTATATAGACATAAAATATGAGTAATAATATCACTCAGATCCAGCGAGACTCACAAATCCCAGTAGAAATTGTAAATAACAGACTTCATGAAAGAAGACTTTATACAAGAGGCCCTGATGAGATGACATCACGAGCGGGTATTTGGGCAACCAACCAACTGCATAAAAATAATACAAGAACAAGAAATTCTGGTTTTCGAGATATTGATGGATTGCCTAAGAATACTCCATTTGGTCAAAACCCTGACTTTGTACACAACCAAACAAGAATGACCGATAGCGATACAAGACCCGCGCTTTCTAGTCTAAATGCTATGTCAAATCCTGTTATTATTCAAAAAGAAACTTCTGAACTTCATAATAATTCTGTTGCCATTAACCAAGTTGTCATGGCAAATACAAAACGCAATCCTTATTCTGCTTCGCGTTACCCTTATTAAAAACTCTATATAATATATAATACAATGGATAAAATAATAGCAGACGGGGAGATGTACGCATTCTCTGGAGAAGATATGCAGAAACTAACAGAGAACAAATACAAAATATATACATATAGTGATTTAGAAAAAGAAAATAATATTGATGATGTCCTAGGTGAAAATTTAGGAGCAATTATATTATATCAGTCATCAAAAAATAGCGGTCATTGGATTTCTATGTGGCGAGATAAGAACACGATATTCTTCTTTGATTCATATGGTTTCAATATAGACGAGGATCTTAAATTTTCAGAATTCAATTTAAGACAACATAACGGAAAAAAAGTTAATCACTTAACACATCTTATAGATAATTCAAAATATAAAGTTAATGTAAATCATTACAAGTATCAAACACTAAAAAACCAAAACAACACGTGCGGACGCTTCAGCGGATTAAGAATAAGAATGAGAGACGAGACATCGGAATATTTTCATAAAATATTAACAACGAATAAATGTTATGATGCAGCTTGGTATGTAACATTTTTAACTGGTCACATTGGGGAAAATTTTAATAATATATAACCTATAACCTCTTCTCAAAATAATTATATATATATATAGTATAATACAAATTTAAGATGTCTTTTGTCCGTGTTTTAGAACCAAGAATGGCAGTTGTGCCGGAAAGCGAGAGTCTACATGTCATCTCTGGAGGATCCCAGAGAATGACCACCCAAGTTTTAACTGCTGATTCGTCGCAGGTATTGGCACCTCTTGTTAGTGCAGTTTGGAGTATCAACCCACCGAGTAACCAAACTGTGATCGATCGTTTTATTAAAGTCCGTGCTTACATGGAGGTTAAATGCACTGGTGGAAATTTTGAAATTGCAAGCAACGATTGCATGCGCCAGTTTCCCCTAAATTCTTTGGTTGACGTGACTAGTGTCCGTATCAATGGTGAATCAATTTCAGACAACTCAGGAGATATTCTTCACGCCCAGCTTTGTTATCACAACGAAGCCGAAGACCGCCGTAAATCGTGGTCTACTACCGCGGCTCAACCCGATATGTACCAAAATTTGCAAGACTATTTGGTTTTGGGCACTGCACGTAATGTCGCGGCCAATTACGGAGAAAATTCGCTTGAACCTACTCGTGGTGGATTTGAAGTTGAGGTCGTCGATCCTCAGACTCTCCGTTTTGTTGTCACCGAACCTTTGTTCATTTCCCCTATGTACAATGGAGCAGGACGACAGGTTGAAGGTTTTGTTAATGTCAATGAACTTAATATTAACCTGAGATTTAAATCCATGACCGAGCGTTTCATGACCCTTGCTCCTCGTCTTGCTCCTGGTGTTAATATTACCTCTTGTACTGCTCAGTTTTACCGTGCACCTGAGGTTCTTATTAATTATCCGACGCCCGACAACCTCCAAGCTCTGCCAGATACGCAGACTCTCGGATATACCAAACCTCAGTCTTATTTGAGACAATTGTCCCCCGATTTCGCGATTGGTGAGACTCGTACTGTAACTTCCGATAGTATCAGACTTTCGCAGATCCCCTCTAAAATTATGCTCTTCGCTCGTCGCCAAGAAGCCGCATCGACTTTCGATAAACCCGATAGTTTCCTGAAAATTAAAGGTGTTTCTGTCGATTTCAACAATGAGTCGGGTCTTCTTGCTGGAGCAACTCAACAGGATCTCTTCGAGATTTCTCGACGTAATGGATGTAATCTTTCTTATCCTCAATTTACTCAATACCGAGGAGGTGTTCTTGTTCTTGATATGGGAAAAGACATCGGCTTGGTAGATTCACTCGCACCCGGTGTCCAGGGCTCATTTACAATTCGTGTTTCTGTAACTTTTGAGAATGTCTCAGGTGAAGCTTACCCTGCGTCCTATTACATGGTTCTTTACAATGTCGGTGCATTCAGCATTAGTCAGAACTCTGCCCGTAGCAGTCTTGGAAACCTTTCTCAGTCTATGGTTCTTTCTTCTTCTGGTGGAATGCACATGCCCCATCATGAGCATTCTATGCTCAAAGGTGGATCTCTTCTTGGGTCTCTATCTACCATTATTCCTCGTGGACATGTTCGCGGTGCTTCTGGTAAAATGGAAGATGATGAGAAAGAACCTTCATCTATGCCTGCTCGTCGTGTCATCGGGGGTAGTCTGAGACGCAGATGAGGTAAGACAAAAAAATAAATAAAAAACTTCCACCATTTTATATAAAGAGTGTTAATATATAATATATATAAAAATGTATTGTATCGGTAATATTTATCAAATTGTATATAACGAAAATACAGAGATTCGTTATATAGGGTCAACATTTACATCTATAAAAAAAAGATTCGGTTGTCATAAATCAGGTTATAAAAAATATTTAACAGGTGTGAAGACAAAAAGTGGTTCATCGTTATATAAATACTTTGATGAATATGGTGTTGATAATTTTAGTATTTTACTTATTAAATCATACCTTGTATGTAGAGATGGTAAACAAGACTTTAAACATATACAGGTGTACGAGCAATTATGGATTAAAAAACTAAAATGTTTTAATATAAACCCGTGCTTTAGCATAAAAAGATTAACAGATAAATTTGGATATGAAAAAAATAAAAAAGAACGTCTTGAAAAATGTCGTATATATGGACAAAAAAACAAAGAAAAAATAAGTATAAGAAATAAAATTTATAGAACAAATAATAATGAAGCAATTAAAGAAAGAAAAGCTCGCGTTGGTGTATGTGTATGTGGTCAGACGATTAATTTGGATCACAAAGCAAGACATGAGCGTACATTAAGACATATTAACAAAATAAAAAAATAAAAAATAAAAATAAAAAATTATATATCATTATATTATATACAACCTAATAATACAATGAGTATAAATCACCTTATCCATAAAGAAAACGCTGTAAAATACGATCTTCACGTCCGGCATACAAACACTCAGAAATTAAGTTTACAAGTTAATGAAGTGGATACAATTGACTTTCATTCATTGGGTTCACAGGGCGTTGCTGGTACTTCAATAATAAGCAATGGAAACGGATCTTTGGATTGGAGTAATTCAATATCGGCTGCACAAAAAGACATATTCTTAAATAAAGAACCAATATTAATAGAATGGCAACAGCACTCTTGGTCTGAGATAAAAATACCTTTACACAGGAACGGGTCATTTCAATTTATAGAAGAAGACCAACTGGTTCATATACATATGTGTTTTTATTATAAATATATTGA